GACTGTTGAAAAGTTGTTGGCTGAGCTAGAGGAACTTTATCCACCCATCAACCCTACTCCTGACACTTCGCTTAACCAGATCATGTATCGGTCTGGTCAAGCAAGTGTTGTGGAGTGGATACGAACACGTCTTACCCAAGAGGATTAAATTATGTGTGACACCAGTGGAGGCAAACGCGCTCATCACGCAGCACAAGAGCGGATGCGTGAAGAATCACGTATTGCTGGAATGTATGCACAAGCTGAACGTGCCCGCCAAGCCGAATTGGATCGAATGACCGCAATGCAGGCTGAAGCTACTCAAAAGCAGCAAGAAGCATTGAAGATGATTTCTGATAGTTCTAAGGCTGCAACCCGAGTTAGGATGGCCTCTGACGCTGCAACTCCAATTATGCGTACTAAGCAAAAGAGACCTGGTGAAGCTGTTGGTGTGGCTTCTCTTCGTATTAATCGTACCCCTGGCACTAATGTTGAAATGGGTACAAGCGGAACTAACATTGGTTAATTAGATGAACGCTAAATCAAGGTACGATCATCTAAGTAGTTACCGTACTAACTTTCTCCAAACTGCGGTTGAATGCTCTGAGCTTACGATTCCTTATCTCATCCAACGTGATGAGCACAGGATTTCCCACAAGTCTCTTAAACAACCTTGGCAATCAGTAGGTGCTAAGTCAGTAGTCACGTTGGCAGCTAAGCTTATGCTTGCATTGCTTCCTCCTCAGACTACTTTCTTCAAGCTTCAAATTCGTGATGATAAGCTTGGCACTGAGTTGCCTGCTGAGATCCGCTCTGAACTTGACCTGAGTTTTGCCAAGATTGAACGCATGGTGATGGACTCGATTGCTGCTTCCAGTGATCGCGTTGTCGTTCACCAAGCCATCAAACACCTTGTTGTTGGTGGCAATGCACTTATCTACATGGGCAAGGATGGGCTTAAACATTACCCATTGAACCGCTACGTAGTGGATCGAGATGGTAACGGTAACGTAATTGAGATCGTCACCAAAGAATTGATTAACAAGAAGCTTCTTCCCAAAGAACTTCAAGAAAAAGATTATCAAGTTAATGAACGCAACTACGCTCATGAAGATGACGTAGAAGTGTACACTCACGTACGTCTTGATAACAACCGTTGGTTGTGGCATCAAGAAGCGTTTGGTAAGCGTGTCCCTGGTACTGAAGGTAAGGCTCCTAAAGATGCTAACCCTTGGTTGGTTCTTCGGTTCAACTCTGTTGATGGTGAGAACTACGGACGAGGTAGAGTCGAAGAGTTCCTGGGTGATCTCAAGTCTCTTGATGCACTCTCTCAGGCACTCGTAGAAGGCTCTGCAGCAGCCGCTAAGGTGGTCTTCGTGGTATCACCCTCAAGCACCACTAAACCCCAGACAATCGCCCAGGCAGGCAACGGAGCAATCGTTCAAGGACGGCCTGATGACATTGGTGTTATCCAAGTTGGTAAGACCGCTGACTTTAGCACAGCTGCTAACCTTGCAGCATCTCTTGAACGTCGCATCTCTGAGGCATTCCTTGTACTGACTGTTCGCCAGTCTGAACGAACAACTGCTGAAGAGGTTCGCCTTACTCAGATGGAACTGGAACAACAACTGGGTGGCCTGTTCTCCCTGTTGACCGTAGAGTTCCTGATCCCTTACCTCAACCGTAAGCTTCTGGTTCTGCAACGTACTGGTGAGTTGCCTAAGATTCCTAAGGATCTGGTTAACCCAACTATTGTTGCTGGTATCAATGCTCTTGGTAGAGGACAAGATCGTGAATCTCTCACTACCTTCATTGCTACAATCTCTCAAGCACTTGGTCCTGACCAGATGCTGCAGTTCATCAATGCAGACGAAGCAATCAAACGCTTGGCAGCTGCACAGGGTATTGATGTACTGAACCTTGTTAAGTCGATGGATCAGCGTCAAGCTGAGCGTCAACAAGCTATGGGTCAACAGCAGCAAATGCTGCAGATGCAACAGATGCCTGACATGCTCAAGGCTCCTATTGCTGACCCGTCTAAGAACCCTAACGCAGAAGAAACCATTGCCAACTACATGGCAAGTCAATCTGCTCCACCAATGCAATAACTTTTTATGGCAGACATTTTGAGTTACGACGCTACTCCCACTGCAGAAGTAATGTCGTCTATTGAATCCGACGAAGCTGATTCCCTTGCCATCGGTGAAGAGCTGATGGCTCAACACGAGGGTATGCTGGCTGGTAAATATAAGAACGCTCAGGATCTTGAGAAAGCTTATATGGAGCTGGAAAAGAAACTGGGTGGTAACAATCGTGAGGAGTCCGTTGAAGAGGAGCCTTCCGAAGAAGAACCAGTTGAAGAAGAGAGTCGGGATTACAGTGACCTGGCTGAATTGTTCTCACTTGCCGGTGATGAGTATTCAGAGAAAGGGGAACTGAGTGCAGAGACGCTTGAAGCATTCTCTCAAATGTCATCTCAAGACTTGGTGCAAGCCTATCTTGAAATGCAAGCTAACCAGCCGTCCGTTCAAGGGCGAGAGCTTAGCAACCAAGAAGTCAATCAACTTCAAAACTCTGTAGGCGGTCAAGCCGCTTACAATCAGCTGACCAGTTGGGCAGCAGAAAATTTCAGTGAAAGTGAAATCGAAGCTTTTGATTCTCTCGTTGAATCTGGCAACACTAACGCCATCCAGCTTGCACTGCAAGCATTGTACTATCGCTATACCGACGCTATGGGAGTTGAAGGAGAACTGCTGAGTGGTAAACCCGCTCGGTCACAAGACGCATTCCGTAGCCAAGCTGAGCTTGTACGTGCTATGTCAGATCCTCGTTATGATAACGATCCTGCATATCGTCAGGATGTGATTGAAAAGCTTGAACGTTCTGATGTAGAGTTTTGATGAACGACACTAACCTTTGGCCTATTGAACCCACCATGTACACTGACAAAGACTACACTGTTCCCCATAATGAGCGTGCCGAACTCCTCAACGGTCGCCTGGCTATGCTTGGCGTCATGGCTGCTCTTGGCGCTTACGCGCTGACTGGTCAAATCATCCCTGGTATTTGGTAATGCCACTTAAAAAAGGTAAGTCTGACAAGGCTGTCTCTGCTAACATTAAACAGATGAAGACTGAGGGTTATCCTCAGAAACAAGCTGTTGCTATTGCTCTTAACAAAGCTGGTAAATCTAAGAAGAAAAAGTAATGCCGAAAGTTGGATCTAAGGAGTTCGCCTATACTCCTGCTGGTATGGCAGCTGCTAAAAAAGAAGCGGCCAAGACTGGCAAAAAGGTGCAAAAGAAACAACCTAAAAAGTAATGGCTAATAGTGTTAGCCTAAAAATTGGTAAACACAAATCACGTACTGGCGGCCTTACAGCCGCTGGTCGTGCTAAATATAATCGAGAGACTGGTTCTAATCTCAAGGCTCCTCAACCAGAAGGTGGACCACGTAAGCGTAGCTTCTGTGCCCGCATGTCTGGTGTTAAAGGTCCAATGAAAGATGAGAAAGGAAGACCTACTCGTAAAGCACTTGCCCTTCGTAAATGGAAATGCTAAATGGCTAAACCTGGACTCTATGCAAACATCCACGCCAAGCGGAAACGCATTGAACAAGGCAGTGGTGAAAAGATGAGGAAGCCCGGCACTGCTGGTGCTCCGACTGCTAAACAATTCAAGCAAGCAGCTAAGACTGCTAAAAAGAAATAGCGCAGTACTCCCGTCATTGCTGCGCGTGTTGTGACGGGATTAAGTAGTAAGCAATATAAAAGTTCTTTGCTTATTTATTATGATTCCTGTTCTAACTACTCTGTCGGTGATCACCAGTTGGTACGGTCCTGGCTTCCATGGAAACCTCACCGCTAACGGTGAACGGTACAATCAAAACGGCCTTACTGCAGCGCACAAGACACTCCCATTTGGAACTAAGCTTAAAGCTTGCTTCAAACGGTGTGCCGTTGTTCGGGTCAATGATCGTGGTCCTTATGCTCATAGCAGAGGATTGGATCTCAGTAAAGGTGCGGCTGATGCTATCGGTCTCACTAACTCTGGAGTTGGAAGGGTAAAGGTAACCCGTCTTAACTAACTTCAACTATGACTGCTATTCTTGCAGCTCCCCGGTCTCAGTCCAACTGGGACCGTTTTTGTAGCTGGGTAACCAGCACTAACAACCGTCTTTATGTTGGGTGGTTTGGAGTCCTCATGATTCCTTGCCTGCTTGCAGCTACCACC